CATCATGTTAGCCGATACCCCGGTGGAACAAAGGGCACAGATTCTACGTGATAGCTGCGACCAAATTGTAGAGCGTAGCTATACACGCAAATTCGACCAAGAAGAAATCAACGAAAGGAGGGCAGACCTCGCTAACGTGGCGATTCAAAAAGCAGATTTGGAACAATCATTAGCGGAAATCAGAGCCGATTACAAAGGCAAAATCAAGCCTTTGGAGGAACGCATAGTTAAACTCCGTGACGAACTGAAAGCCGGGGGCGATTGGATTAAGGGCGACTGTTTCAAGTTTGTAGATGAGGAAGAAAAAATGGTTGGCTTCTACAGCCCGG